AGATTGTGAAGATCGACACCTCCAACAAAGGACAGACCACGAAGGAGAAGAGGCTGGACTATAACCCGATCATAAGAATACCAATAAAAGGAGTTTGAGAAATGAAGCAGAAGATGTACAGGTGCGCTTACTGCCCGAACGAGACGGAGAAGTGCGTGAAGATAGTGACAGATGAGTGCGAGATGTGTCTTGAAGAGAAAAATGCCGACAATATGGGCGAGACGGTTTCTGTCGGATAGGCAGGAAACACTTGTTTCATAGGCAGGGAACAAATGCTGCATAGGCAGACGGCAAAAAAGGAGTAGTAGGAACAAAAATAAATAATCGTTACAATGCCAAAAGGACGTAAGGAGAATCTGCTGAAGGCCGAGGATTTAACTTCGGAACAGCTTCGGGAAAGGGCGAGCAAGGCTGGCAAGGCTTCCGTGGAGGCCAGACGGCGCAAGAAGACGATGCGCGAGGCGCTGGAGTTCCTGATGTACAAGGCGGAGCTCAGCGAGGCGCTGAAGCAGCGCATGAGGGATGAGGGCATCAAGGATGAGGACATGAACCATCAGATGGCCATCACCCGTTCACTGATAGCGAAGGCCGAGGCGGGAGATGTTCAGGCATACAATGCCATCTGTGCGATGATAGGCGAGAAGCCAGCGGAGAAGGTGGAGATGTCTGGCGGTACGGTTCAGACGGTGAACATAAGGCACATCGGTGAGAAGGGCGACGAGGTGTTCCCGAGCAGCGAGGATGAAGTGGACGCGACGAGATGAGCAGGATCACCGTCAGGAAGGACAGCAAGGGGCCGTCGTACATCATCAGTCATGAGCGGTGCGGAGTGACGGAATGTCTGTTCGTCACGCTGGACGAGCTGTTGGATTTGTCAAAAGAGATACGAAGGACATTTGAAGGATTGGGAGATGATAGCGGATGTTAATGACCTTTTCAGCGTTTTGCCGCTCTATACTGCGAATGAGCAGGCGAAGGAACGGACGGTGGTGAACCAGGGCGGTACATCATCGGGCAAGACGTACTCGATCATGCAGCTGTTTTATGTGCTGGGCATGGGTGAGGCTCGTCTGGTCCTAACGGTGGTGGGGCAGGATATCCCGAACCTGAAGAAAGGTGCGTACCGTGATGCGAAGAACATCCTCGCCGCATCGCCTCTGTTGCAGCAGTGGTGGCCGCAGATCAACGAGGGCGAGCGTATCATCAAGTGCATCAACGGCTCATTGATAGAGTTCACCAGCTACAAGGATGCACAGGATGCGAAGAGCGGTAAGCGTGACTACCTGTTCATCAACGAGGCGAACGGCATCAGCTATGAGATATACTGGCAGCTGGCCATCCGTACACGTCGGCAGATATTCATCGACTACAACCCGTCGGCACGCTTCTGGGTGCATGATGAGGTGTTGGGGCGAGAGGGTGTGCGGCTGATCATCAGCGACCACAGGAAGAACTTCTACCTGTCAGAAGAGGAGCACGCACGTATCGAGGGCATCACGGACGATGAGCTGTGGAAGGTGTATGCAAGAGGTCTGACTGGCAAGATAGAGGGTCTTGTGCTGACGAACTGGGACATCGTGGATGCATTGCCACCGATGGAGGAATGGAAGATGTCGGCAAGAGGTCTTGATTTTGGTTTCAGCAACGATCCATCAGCCCTGGAGCATGTCGTGGAGGCCCACGGCGACCTGTGGGTGGATGAGGAGATATACAGCACGGGTCTGACGAACCCGATGATCGCCGAGCGGGCGAAGGGTGAGGGCATCACGTCGCAGCAGGTCATCATCGCGGACTGTGCCGAGCCGAAGAGCATCGCGGAGCTGAAGGCATTGGGGCTGTGGGTGTCGCCCAGCCCGAAGGGTGCGGACAGCATCATCTCTGGTCTCGACATCCTGCGGAGATACCGCATACATGTGACGAGGCGGAGCCGTGGGTTGTTGGCGAACATGAGGTCGTACAAGTGGGACAAGGACAGGGACGGTAATATGACGAACAAGCCGGAGGATGCGAACAACCATGGCATCGATGCTATACGCTACGTGGCATTGGCGAAGCTGGCCGTCAGGCAGAAGCCTCGCGGTGTCATCAGGCGCAACTGAAAAACCCTGCCACCGTTTAGTTATTATGTATCATAGGGTTTATCTATTCATTAATTAGTTATTTGATTTTGCAATCAGGCCAGAAGCGTCTGGGAGCTAATAGTTTTAAGTTCGCTGAACAAAGGTATTTTATTCATATTGAAGTTCAAGAGGTGGCAGGGTGACTTTGTTTTTTAATAAGGTTTGACGTGGGGCGGTTGTGCGTGAGCATAGCTGCCCTTTTTAGTTAATCTAACTTAAAAAACAAGGGTTATAAGGATAATCTTTATAAATATGCCTTATCTTTGCAATCGGAAAATCTAAAGACAGTGGGTTAGTCTCTTGTTTTGTTTTATTGATTAATCACTAAAAAAACGACAGAATTATGAATTTATGTACATGTCCCGCAGCCGCAGCATTGACAACGATCCCGTCGGCTGGCTGCCCCGAATCATTCGGACAGATTCAGAAGATTGCGTTCCAGCGTCTGCGTAAGGCTGACGGAACGAAGAACTCATTCACCAGTCAGAACAGCATTTTGCTGAAGGCCTCATGGACGGCGCTGATGGCAGCAAGTGACGGCACGAAGATCGTGCTTTCCCCTTATGTTCAGGCACCTACCAACGAGGCAGGCAGTCCCCGTACTTTCGGAGGCGGCAACGAGACGCTGGGTGGTGTGGAGATGGTCATCGGACGCGAGCCGACAACATTCTCCGCAGTCATCCGCAGCGTGAAGCAGGATGTCATCAAGGCGATGAAGGAACTGCAGTGTGAGGCACAGGCCGACAACCTCGGTGTGTTCCTCATCGACGAGAACGGTGCCGTGGAGTGCATCAAGGATGAGACAACGGAGGGAACGTTCTATCCCATCCCCATCCGCAGCCTCTTCGTAGGTGATAAGTCGCACGGTGGTCTGGAAGCACCCGACAGCAACGCCATCCAGTTTGCGTTCCTGCCGAACTACTCCGACAACCTGTCGATTCAGGTGCCGACGGACTTCAACCCTCTTACTGACCTTACCGTATAGTAGTGATGGCAAAGGAGACGAAGGTGGGCCTCCTTTGTGAGGCAACGGGAACAGTCACGGAGTTCGGGGTGGAGCATGCCGAGCGTATCCTGCAGATGCGGGACAGCGGATGGGTGCTGCCGGAGGACTCCGAGTATAAGTTAGAAGAAGATGGGACTCTCAATAGAAGAAGCAAGAAAACGGGTAAGTGAGGCACGCAAGCGCAGGACGATCTCGCTGGCCATCCTTCATCAGAACCGCATCAGGCTGCATGCCGAGGTGGTTCCGTCAGCCCCTGCCCTCGCCTCATGGGCGTACAGGGGGATGAGGAAGGCGCAGGCCGACCCCGTGTTCATGGGCAGCGCTGGCGTCTCGCAGGCTCTCTGGGACTTCATGCGGATGGTGGAGAACATCATACCGCATGACAAGTACAAGACGTTCTGCTCGCTGATGCGCTTCCCCGTGAAGACGAACGAGGTGCTGGGCGTTGCCTTCGACAAGCTGTCGCGTATCTTCGACGGACGCAACCCTGCGTTCTCCTATCAGTTCGCAAGCACGGAGCAGAGGGATGATTGGGAGTGGTACAGACAGGAGATGTTGCATGAGCCGAACATCTGGCAGACGAAAGGCTGGGATTTCTTTAAGACACGCATCAACAGCGTGCTTGTGGTGGACCTGCCCGAGGAGCAGCGTCAGGGAGCACCCGAGCCGTACTTCTATTGGCTGCCCATCGAGGATGTCATAGACTACCGTGCGGACGCAACGACGGGACGGATGAAGTACATCGCATTCCGTCAGGATGATGACGAGATAGCGGTCATCGACGATGAGAGCTACCGCGTGTTCAAGGCGAAGGACGGACAGCTGGGAGAGCTCCTGCGTGAGAACCGCCACGACCTCGGCTATTGTCCGTCGCGTTTCTTCTGGTCGGAGCCTATATCATTGGAGGAGCCGGATGTAAAGATGTCGCCTGTGTCGAAGCTGCTGGACGACCTCGACTGGTATCTGTTCTACAGCATCAGCAAGCGGTACCTCGACACCTACGGCTCTTATCCCATATATTGGGGATATGAGCAGAACTGCGACTATCACAATGACGTGACGGGTGATGAGTGCGACGGTGGCTTCCTGAAGGACATCAAGGGACAGTGGAAGTATGACCAGAACGGCATGCTGATGCCCTGCCCGAAATGTCATGAGAAGAGGATCAGCGGCCCCGGCTCATTCGTGGAGGTGCCCATCCCCATCGAGGGACAGCCCGACCTGCACGACCCGGTGGGCATGCTGTCGGTTGACAGGGCGAGCCTCGACTACACGACGGAGGAGGATGCACGGCTGCGTGAGGCCATCATCACGGCTATTGTCGGCACGAATGAGGAGATCACGACACGCGACGCGTTGAACGAGCAGCAGATCAAGGCGAACTTCGAGAGCCAGAGCACGGTACTGAACCGTGTGAAGAAAGGCTTCGAGGAGGCGCAGGCCTTCGTGGATGAGACATGCTGCCGTCTGCGTTACGGCACGGCGTTCATCGGTCTTAACATCAACTACGGCACGGAGTTCTACCTGCAGACGAGTGATGAGCTGCGGGAGCGTTACAAGAATGCGAAGGAATCAGGGGCGAGCGAGGCAGACCTCGACGCATTGTCGCAGCAGATCATCGAGACGGAGTACAGAACGAACCCGCAGATGATGCAGAGGATGATCATCCTGAGCGACCTGGAGCCGTACCGTCATCTGTCGCGTGAGGAGGTGCAGACGTTGAGGGACAAGAACCTCGTGAGCGATGTCACGGTGATGGTGAAGATGAACTTCGCGGACTACATACGGCGCTTCGAGCGTGAGAACATGAACGTGACGGAGTTCGGGGAGACCATCCCCTATGAGCGCAAGATCGAGACGGTGAAGGCCGAGCTGGAGCGTTACGCGCAGGAGGATTTACAGAAAGTACAACCAATCAAAAATGAATAGTTATGACGAAGCAGACACAGCAGATGCCTATCCTCATGGAGGTGGAAAGCATCAATGCTCTTACAACGGAGCAGATTGAGAAGATCAAGGGTTACATGCAGCAGGACACTTTGCTTGATGTGCAGTTCAAGGATGCGGCAGGTGAGGTGTTTATTCCCGTAGCCTACACGCCAGAGGTGCAGGGAGATGACAGCGTGACACCGGCTACTGTCACCGTTATCAATAACGGCAGCGTGGTGAAGGCGGACATCGTTCTGGGTGCGCCTGTCATCAAGGGAACGACACCGTTTGAGACGAAAACCGAGGTGACGATTGAGGCAGAGGATGGTGCATCTATCTTCTATACGACGAACGGTGACACACCTACGCAGGAGAGTACCGAGTACACGGAGGCCATCGAGCTTTCGGCAACGACAACGGTCAAGGCCATCGCCGTGAAAGGTATCTATGTAAGCCCTGTGGCATCGAAGACGTTCACGAAGTCTTAGTATAACCATAAAAAGCAAAGATTATGAAAGTGAAATTCGGTAATGCAGTGAAGGACGTGCCCATAGTGGGTGCCAGTGGTGAGTATCAGGTGACGAAGGAGAACTACATCGTGCCGAAGGGCGAGGAGGGTAGCTACCACGTCATCATCGAGCAGAAGCAGTTCGACCCGAGAAGCGGGCGCAGGCTGTCGAAGCCGTATGTGCAGAAGTTCGAGCCTAAGATGTGGCCGATGCTGCAGCGTAACCTCAAACAGCAGGGCTGGGATATGACGGTCGTGCATGACCCGTCGGAGTGGATCAAGGCACAGGAGGCGGAGAAGAAGAAGAGCATCGAGCAGCGCATGAAGGCGCAGGCAGAGGCCGAGGCGAAGAAGAAGGCCGAGGAGAAGGCGGCGCTGAAGGCCGAGATCCTTGCAGAGCTTAAGGAGCAGGGGATTATTCCCGACACTACGAAGAAGGCCGAGACCAAAAAAGGAAAATAAGGAAACGGTCTTATAACGAAAAGGAATCAGAAAAAGGATAAAATACAAAGGGTAAGTATGATTACAAATGAAATGCTGGTCGCAGATGCCGTCCTGAACGGCTTGACCGATGAACAGAAGAACGCCATCGTACTGATGTCGAAGAATGACGAGGAGACGGTTATCGGCAATCGCTTCCGTGAGGTGTACAACCAGCTCGACGCGACCATCGCGAAGGAGACGGGCATCGCACGGAACGGTGACGAGAAGACGTACCTCTATCTGGAGCGTGCCGCCAAGACCCTCGCTGCAAAGGCTAACAGCGTGGACGGGCTGAACACGAAGATATCAGACCTGACGAAGGAGCGTGACAAGCTGCAGAAGGCTCTGGAGGAGGGCGGCGATGAATCAGTCAGGAAACAGCTGGCTCAGTCGCTGAAGGACCTCGAAGGAGTGCGGAAGCAGTATGACACGCTGAAGTCGGAGTACGACACGGCGAAGGAGGAACATGCCAAGGAGCTTTTGGGCGTGCGTATCGACAACGCGATGGCTGGAGCGACGCAGGGCCTGAAGTTCAAGGCCGAGTTCCCGCAGGCGGCTACCGATACGCTGTTGGCTCAGGCCCTTGCGAAGGTGAAGGGCATGAATCCCGAGTTCATCGATGACGGCGTAGGCGGCAAGCGTCTGGTGTTCAAGGGTCAGGATGGCGAGATAGCACGTAACCCCGAGAACCATCTGGAGCCATATACGGCTGCGGAACTGGTGAAGAAGGAGCTGAAGGCTATGGGCATCCTCGACGAGGGGCGCCAGCAGCAGGGAGGCGGCACGAAGCCTCCTACACAGCAGGGTGGCGGCACGGGTGTGCCTGTGGACGTGTCTATGGCACGCACGCAGAACGATGCGCAGGACATCATCGCCAGGCAGCTCATGCAGCAGGGCCTGCTGAACGGTTCCAAGACCTTTCAGGAGGCAATGGACCAGGCATGGAAGGACAATAACATATCGTCGCTTCCGATGCAGTAAAGAAGAGTATTTTTTTAGGTAATGGACAGGGGGTAAGTCCGCGAGTATTAACAACAAAAAATTGATTGTATTATGTCATTAGTAGCAACCCGACTTCAGAACTGGCGTATCGAGAATCCCGAGCTGGATCGTAACATGACACGCCCATTGGAGTATGGAGCACTCGATTTCTTCATCGAGCAGACCGATGCCCCTAACTCCATCATCTCACCGAACCTGCGTGACCGTGCCTTCGCAAGCATCGGCAACACCGTTCAGGTTCCAGTTATCAACTACGACGGAGATGTGACCGTCAGCAACGTGCGTACCTGCACCATCGCTGATGATGAGAACACCTCTGCATTGTACACCGTGGTATGGACCACCTATGCCGTAGGCTTCACGATGGTTCCCACCCTGTACATGAACAACGAGATCACCTACCAGCACGACTTCGAGCGTAAGATGGAGAAGGTGTGCCGTGCATTGGCGACAACGCTCGACACTGCTGCCATCGCTGCCCTGGAGGCTGCAAAGACTCAGGTCTATAAGGACCAGCTGCAGTACACCGTGACAAGCAACGTGATTGAGGTGCCCACCCAGATGAGTACCGAGATCCTTGGTGACCTCAACCCGATGATGCGTGCGAACGCATACCCAGGTATGCTGCATATCATCGGCAATGCGGGTGTCGATTCACTCATCCGCAAGCTCGCACAGCACGGCGTGTACAACGACGTGAACAAGCGCATGGAGTATGACAACAAGGTGCTGCACTACACCACCCAGCTGGCTAACGCACAGGGTAAGATCGGCTCGCTGTATGCAGTGGCTGACGGCAACGTCGGCGTGCTGACAAGAGTTGACCGTGAGGCTCTGCGCCGTGCAAGTGCCAACTTCCACGAGTGGGATGTGGTGCGTCTGCCGTTCATCGACCTGCCTGTAGGTTCTCATTACTACACCGCAGTAGGTGACCAGAGCGCCATCGCAGGTGACGCTTCGGCTGACATGACCTGCAACGTGAAGGAGTACTTCGGCTTCAGCGTCGATGTGGCATTCATCATCGCCTACAACTCTGACCCGACAACGGTGGCCAACCCCATCATGAAGGCTCAGATTGCGGCTCCTGCAGCGAACACACCAATCGCAATGCCGGTGTATGTAACCAATGCAGCGGAGTTTGCGTAAGTGCTGATTCCTTTTCATAATCGTGCGGGGGCAGGGTCATAGGGTAGCCCTGTCCCCGTCTTTAATTCCAGAATATAGTATATGATACGAATAGAAGACATCAAGCGGAAGCTGGCTCACGTCGTAGGATGGGAGCAGGGTCTGGTGCCGAAGGACCTCATCGCGGACGAGCTGACGGAGACGGAGAGCGGCCTGTATTTTCAGGAGGCTCACCCGATGGTGACGATGGAGAACCTGCGTGCAGTCATGCCCGAGATGGATGTGACGATATATCCGATGTGGGTCGAGACAGAGCCGTACAAGAAGGGAGTTGTCATCAGGCATGCGGATTTGCTCTACCGTGCATTGAAGCAGAACGAGGGCGTGGAACCCGGTACGGATGACGAGACGTGGGAGCAGGTCGATGTCGTTTCATTGTGGCTCAGGAGCCTGCAGGATGGCGTGACGGCAAAGACGGTGCAGACGTTCGTGCAGGTGAAGTCGCTGCTGAAGGAGTCGCGTCCGTTACTGGAGCGCATGACGTTCTTCGACGGTGCGGGCAGGATTCAGAACACCCTGCCGTCTGGCCAGCGTCTGGTGGGCATGGAGATCATCCCTGCCTATTCGATGGGCGTGACGGCGAAGATAGAGCGCATCGGACTGCAGATGACGGGAGCGACGGGCACGGTGCGTGTCTATCTGTTCCACTCGTCACAGCCCGACCCGATACAGGTGGAGGACCTGGAGTTCACGAAAACGAACGGCGGCTTCCAGTGGTTCACGATGAAGGACTGGTACATGCCGTTTATCAGCGATGCGAACAACAGCGGCGGTGCTTGGTATCTTGTGTATGATCAGGCAGCCCTGCCCGAGGGTATGGAGTGCGTGAACGTGGCGAAGGACTGGAGCCGTGAGCCGTGCGGTACGTGCAACATCGGAAGCCTTGCTGCCTGGCGTGCGCTGACGAAGTACCTGAGCATATCCCCGTTCCGTGTGAGGTCATCGGAGACGTTTGCAGAGTTCCCCGAATTGTGGGATATCGCGGAGAATGTCTATACGAATACGGTGAACTACGGACTGAACGTGGAGGTGACGGTGCAGTGCGACCTCACGGATTTCATCATCGAGCAGCGGCAGATGTTCGCCACGGTCTTGCAGCGTGAGATGGCGGCGAAGGTGCTGCGTATGCTGGCGATGAACCCGTCGGTGAGGGTGAACCGCAACCAGTCGAATGCGAGCCACCTCGACCTCCTGTATGAGGTGGACGGCAACCCGCAGGGACGGAAGACGGGCATCGGCTATGAGCTGGAGAAGGCCTACGAGGCTCTTGACCTCGACACACGGGGTATTGACAGACTGTGTATGACGTGCCGACCTGTCGGCGTAAGATACCGTAACGTATGACGATAGCTTCTCTTCTCAACGGTGCAAGACAGGTGCGTGACGGCCTGCGCGGGTCTCTTATGCGTGATGTGCTGAAGGAGCATGAGCAGGAGATCGTCGAACAGCAGCGCATACAGTTGTTGGAAGGCAAGGACTCGCAGGGCAACGACATGCACCCGTTCTATTCGGAGGACATCAAGCCGAAGGGCTGGTTCTTGACGAAGGAGAGCGCGAGGCGGTATGCGGACTGGAAGCAGACCATCAGCTATCCCTATACGGTGAAGAGGAATGCGGATGCACCGAACCTGTATATCACGGGTGTGTTCCACGATGACCTCGGCGCAGCGTTCAGGGATGACGAGATGGAGATAGTACCCGACACGGGCTATGCAGCCAACATCATGGCTAAGTACGGGCGCAATGCCTTCGGGCTGAACCCGGAGAAGTGGGGCATTATCTTCGGAGAGAAGGGAGCAAAGGATGATTTGATTATAAAGATGAAGGAGATATTATGGCAGTAGTATTCAGGAAGAGTGACGAGCAGCTGTTCGACCTCGTTGTCGGATCGATAGAGCAGGGACTTGACCAGCAGGTGCCTTGGCTGACGAACATCTACGGCAGATGCGAGCGTCTGGTGAAGGAGCAGGGCGGCATCCGTCGGTACACGCCGAACTGGTACAAGGGCGGTGACGAGTATGAGCTGCTGACACCCGACCAAGGTCTGGGTAACTTCTGCTTCTTCGTGATGGACGAGCCCGAGGATGTCGCTTGGGAGATAGGGCAGCGCAGCCGTCTGTCGGCGGGGTTCTCTCTTATCGTATGGCTTGACATGCGGACGGTGGAGGAGAGCGATGAGCGTAACACGGAGGCGGTGAAGGCTCAGGTGCTGCGTGCGTTGAACGGCGGCATCAGGATGCGCCACGGCTCATTCGTGATCGATGAGATATATACGAGAGCGGAGAGCATATACCAGGGCTTCACGCTGGACGAGGTGGATAACCAGTTCCTCATGAGTCCGTTCTGTGGTTTCCGCTTTCACGGTACGATGACAGTAATGGATGTATGCGTATGAATGGTTTGTTAGTCTATTCGGTGATAGTGGCTCTGGTGGCGGCCTTCGTGGTGGTGCTGCTGAAGAAGTGGGGCGTGGCGGAGTATATGCAGGTGCATGGTGACAGGTTCACCTCGCAGCTGTTCTCCTGCGACTTCTGCATGTCATGGTGGGCGAGTGTCTTTGTGATGCTGATGTCCGTCTCGTTCGTAGGTGATAACGTGGTGTATATGCTGGCACCCGTGCTGGCGACACCCATAGCAAGATATCTGGTATGAAGTATTTCTTTATAGGCAAGCACCGAGTGAAGGTGTACGACAGCATCGATGACCTGCCGATGGCGCGGTTTCACAAGTACAACAAGTTCCTGCTCATCGATGCGGGACTGGGTAGCGACATGCAGTCTTTCGACGCACATATCGAGAAGGTCGTGCGGTTCATGAAGAGCGGCGACAAGGACAATGCGGCCAAGGAGCTGGAGAACATGCGGCAGAACGTCTATATCATGCTGACGGAGCAGAGCCCGCAGAACCTCTCCTTTGCGGCACTGGTGGCGGAGATCGACGATGTGGAGATGAACGACCTCTCCGATGATGGTCTGGAACGTGTCAGGCAGATGCTCGAGGACGCACCAAGGAAGGACATAACCGCTGCATTGCAGGCGGTCAAAAAAAAAATCGATGAGGACCTGACGCTGTATTTCCCCAGCCTCTTCGACAGCACCGACGAGAAGGAGTACTATGACATGATGAAACGCAGGGCGCAGATGGAGCTGGAGCAGATCACGGATGGCGACAGCGAGGAGCGCAGGGCGAGGATCACGGAGCTGGAGGACAGGATGGTGACGGCGGTCAAGCCGAGGACGTTCACGGGAAGGGATGCCTTCGGGGTGCAGCATGACAAGGCGTATATGAAGATGTGCCTGATGATATCGTCGAACCTGAATACCGATGCCACGCGGATGACGGTGCTGGAGTACTACACGGCGAGTGAATATATGCATGAGATGGCCAAGGAACGGCAGAAGGCGGTCGCTAAGGCGGGAAAGGGTGCAAGGGTGTAAAGTTATAGGGCTGGACGAAGAAAACG